AGGGTGATTTGAATTTACCACAGAGGGTGATTTGAATTTACCACAGAGGGTGATTTGAATTTACCACAGAGGGTGATTTGAATTTACCACAGAGGGTGATTTGAATTTACCACAGAGGGTGATGATTGGTTGAAGACATTACAGGGGGATGTTGGCAAACATGTTGCATATTTGCATCACTCGTTCCTTGTCTTTGTTGGGGTGAGAAAACCATTCCAGAAAGGGTTTCGGCGTAGAAAACGTGGATACATCGTTGCGGTATTGGCGGTAGCGAAAGAGGGCGCGTATCAAGATATGTGGAGGCACTTTGTCGGCGCCATAATCGGTACCCAACAGGACGAAGCTCTGCCGAAAGGTGTCGACGTCCATGTCGAGTTCTTGCAAAATGACGTCCATGTCGTAGAGATAAAAGGAGTCACGATAGCGCCGGAGGACGCGGCGGCAACCATACAGGAACATATCCATGTCCTGGCTCATGCACGCCCAGGCATGATTGTGTTGAACCATGGCGGCGCAAAGGGGGTCCGATTCTTCGGCGGCGGTATAAAAAGGAATATGTAGCTCGGTCAACAGATTCTTGCAAAGGTGGATGTCGTCGGGTTTGAGACGTGTGCTCTGCAGCTTGAGCATATCCAACAGGGCGGTTTTGTGGGGGCTATCCGCCTCGTCGGAAAGCATCAAGGCTTCATACTGCTGCTTGGCGAGGTATTTTTGATGGGACCGGGTTTGCAAGGTGTCTCTTTTTTCGGGGGGAGGCGTCCCGTCAAAGATGAAACAGGGGGTGATGCTGTGCAGCGCAAATTGCCGAATCATTTGGTAGAGCGGTTCCACAATGGTGGGGCCCTTGTGCAGAAATTCATACAGGTAGTTGTGGATGTCAATGACAATGGTTTGGTTGTGCAGTTCATGGAGACCGATTTTTCGAATGGCTCTCGTAGAACAATGTGACAAGAGAAAACGATTGAGACCAGGAACACCCATAATTGTTGGTTCTTGCAAGTATGAGCTTCCAAGAATCAATTTTTATTATCCCTTTCGGCACGGTCGAGGGAAAGACTGATTATTTGCTAAAGGCGGCGAAACTGGCCGTGAGGGGCATAAAGTCAGAGCCCTTGGGGACGAGGGCGCCGTAGGCTGAGTAATTATCAATCGGTTGGGTCGGCGATGGAGAAAAGTATCCGGATAAAATTCCTCCAGAACTCACCGAACCGTCGTCATTCACCGCGCCGCCAGAACTCACCGAACCGTCGTCATTGACCCTGCGCACTCGACCACCTTCTCCTTCACCAGAATAGGGCGGTGTACCAAACAGATTGTCGAAAGGGACGCCTCCTTGACCCTGGCCTGACGCCTGGTTGGCCGTCAACCCATACCCATTCTGAAACCCTCCTCCATTGTAGTTGGGCCCACCCCCCCCTGTCGCCAAATTGTAAAGGCCGTTCCCAGTACCTGCTGCCAAGTTATACAGACCCGAACCCGCACCCTGCACCGCATTACCCACCGTACCGATTGCCTGGGAACCTAACAATTCAGCACCCGCACCCAACGCGGTGGCCCCCATGACCACATCTTGTCCGATGTTACCCACGGTACCCACTGTCGTATTTATCACGTTGCCTGCACTGTCAACTGTCGTATTTATCACGTTGCCTGCACTGTCGACCGTCTTGTTTATCACGTTGCCCGCACTGTCGACCGTCTTGTTTATCACGTTGCCCGCACTGTCGACAATGTTTCCTGCACCATCCACAAACGTAGTTGCCAATCCGGTCGCCGTGTTACCCGTGACATTGACTGCATTGTCCAAGGTATTACCAGTTGTATTGATTAGATTGTTGGATACACCGGCCCATTCATCTGTGTTTTGTCCTGATTGTCCCGTTTGTCCTGATTGTCCTGATTGTCCCGACGTAGAATATCCAGTACCATTTACATTTCCTCCTGAAACACCACTTGTTCCAGAACCTCCTTGACCACCACAATAATTGCAAACTCCATCGCTTTGACTACACATTGGGCATGTCAGGACATAAGGATACACAGGAGGTACAATCTCCGATTTGGGAATATAGTCTCCACTACCACTGTTACCCGATGTTGTCACTTTCAAGGCAATATCATCCATCACACGCTGCATAATCGGTTGCATCATATTGGCAAACGACTGTTGGAAATACATGCTCAATTGGTTGTTGGTTTGCTCAATCATTCCGCATGCCTCGTTTACACATGGTTGAATATTAGTAGGAGGAGCTGTTGATGGAGAATCCGCTGTGTCAGAATCCGCTGTATCAGAAGGTCCTTGAGATGTATCTCCAGAAAAACTCACATTGTTCGGGTCGGGATAGACAAAATTTCTAAAAATACTGTTTTTAGTAATGGGAACGTTTTCATCAATCGCATTCGTTTGACTATCATACGTATAGGGATTATAATCAAAACTGTATTGGCCATCTTTTAAATCATACAAATACTCGTATACGCCATCAGTATATGTATATAAGCCACCGTTTACATCAATAAAATACTCTGTACCATTATCGTCTTTATAAGAAAATAATAATGTATCATTCGCGCCTATTTCAGACTGTATTTCTATACCATTCTCGTCTATATAAATCGGGTTTGTACTCACTTCTACTGAGAGTCCCTCTTTTATGCCTTCACCCCCCATCAACGACAACACCAGAATGACGATACCAATCATGACAACAAATATAAACAAAGAACTGAATTTCATGAATCACTTTATATAATAGCGTGAAGAAAAAGGCTTGACACAATCGCAAACACCTTTCACCCCCGGCGAATGAATGACGTTTTATTTCATTCATGTATGAGCACAGAGGGTCATCAATAAATCATCTATACATGGTTCATTACTCCTCGACAGGAGTGAAATACTCCTCGACAGGAATGAAATACTCCTCGACAGGAGTGAAATACTCCTCGACAGGAGTGAAATACTCCTCGACAGGAGTGTTTTTTACCCATTTGCCATCGATGAAATGGCTAAACAGTGTTAGCGCGCATACATCAAAGCACAGTATCCGCCAATAAAAGACAACACATTATACCGTTCCTCCTGCACAACAAGGTCGTATGTATAATCGTAAAGTTGCCAGTTGGATTTGTAAACCGCAATCGGATTGCCACATAAATCACACACCACTTGCTGTTTGGAATTCACACGGTCCACCGGCGGAACATACGTCGTAAATTCATATTCAATCACACGGAAACGACTCAAGTTGATGGCACCCCCCGATGGCTGGTAGACCCCCGTATCCAACCCGAAATTATAAAAATACAAACCGTCTTTCGCCCCCCCTGCACTGCGTTTGTATTTGTCCACGTAATTCCAGTACCCACTCGTCAGTGTGTTTTCACGATAATTTCCATCCAGTACAATCGCCATCGTCTGCAAAATCTCTTGTTGGTTCTCCACAGCAAACGGTCCTGAAATATAAATGCCTGAATTGGTATCGTCCGCGTTCAGACCCGGTCCAATATGGTTTCGGCGCACGGAATGAAAAGGGCTGTTCAAGTCATACTGCACGCCATACTCCACATCCATCGGCAACCCCCTGTAAGGAAAGTTGGTATAGTTAGTCCATTCGTTGCGTAAATTGACATCATTGCGTTGAAAATAAAACATCCAGTTGGTCACGAGACCGTTGGACAAGAGCTGTACCTTGTTGGCACCCACCACATTCTGAAAAGTGTATTCATAGACATCCTTGACTAAATAGACATTTTCCGACTGTGCAAACTCCAATGTGTCTTCCTGTGACAAAAACACATAATCACAAATGAGATGAACATCGGCATTCCATATTTGAATGGTATTCGAATACGATGAGGGAGAAATGTCAACACTTGGCGGCGTTTGCAAAAAACGATACATTTGAAACTGATTCTTGTTGAAATCCGGCTGTACATACGGGTAATTGTTGGTGTAATCAAAGACATCGCGTATCCGGAACAACTCTTGGATGGGTCGCAACGTAATGGTGAATTGCAACTCATTGTACTGTTGGGAAATCAACGGAAAGGCGCATTTTGTATCCAATGTGAACCATGTGTTGATGGGAATATACAGTTCCCGACCCCGAATGGACGGCTCTGCACCTACCGCCATGTCTGTGTAGTAAGCCGATGGATAGGTATTCACACGACTGAAAGCGTTGGCAGGGTCGTTGAGCTCCTTCACATTGCCGCTGGACCGGTTGTACAAATCTTTTTTTTCCGCCGTAAAATCACGTTCCACCATGTTGCTCAAGTAGGCACCTGTGTATTTTCCAATGATGAGGGAGCCAGATGTCACCACCACCTCCTGAATAATATGACTACCAATGTCTTCAATCCATTTGAAATCGTAGGGCGCCCAGTGCAGCCCTGTTTCCATACAGGGATGATATATGGGGCTCCAAATGTCGGGCAATCGAATGCACAAAAATGTGTCCAACAACAACTCGGCATAATTTTTGATGGTGAATTGAAACGTGGAAGGCTCCGTCAGGCGAATGTCCCGGCTGCCGTCATAATCCAGGCGAAACGCTTGTTTGCCAAAATTGCGCGTCTTGACATACTTGGCCTTGAATACATTGATGGATGGATTGCCAAGCAATATTTTGTTGTTGTTTCCTTGGGATATCAAGTTGAGGATACCACCGGACCCGCTCATTGTTTGTTACACTGAGGCAAGCTTTTTATTCTCTTGTTTTTGTATTGCTATGAAGAACGACGACTGGGTCCGACGTATCTTTATGATGTTTTTGTCCATCACGCTGGTACTGAGTGGCTATCTCTTTTTTTCATCCGTATGGAACAACGAAGTGAAAGCGAATTCGATAAAAACATGGGAATTTCCAATGTTGCTGGCCCTGTTTTTTGACAATGTCTATGTCTTCAATACCACACTCCTGTAGGACGGCTTGTGCAGGCATAACAGGGGAGTTTGTGCAGGCATTACAGGGTGGCTTGTCGGGAAAAGGAAATATCAAAATCACTTGTTTGGGTATTCATACCCGGAAACAGGGCGCGGACCAGCTGGGAGATGGCAGAATTTTGAGGGTCTCCTACATCAAAAGTGGTTTGTTCTGTTGATAAGGATGATGTATTTGCAACAGGGGCGGTATTTCTATGTGGGGGTGTGGCGGATGATGGTGGTGGTGGGATTAAAGAAGTACGACATACAGGGCATGTTGTGTTGATGTCAAGCCAGGTGAGCAACTCGGTATGTCGAAACATGTGACCGCACTGCAATAATTCGCATACCACGTCCCCTTCCACAAATTCTGTGTGAGATATGGGACAAATGTTGTCACTGTTGCGACTGTCGCCATTGTTGTCACTGTTGCGACTGTAAACAAAAGTCCGCGCCCCCTGCAAAAAATGCCGCATACGTGTCGTTTCTTGTGTTTCTGTCGTGCGTGGCACAGGAATCGGAAACTCGAATGATATTTGGGTAGACGCTTCTTCCATGAAAGGACGCCAGTTGCGTCGCCCTTGACGACGTTGTTGCTGTTGTTGTTGTTGTTGTTGTTGTTGTTGAGAAGAACGACAAAAACTCAAAAATTGGTTTATATTTTCGTTGTACGAATTCATAATACTGACGATACTGGAAGAATCGATGCTGTTTCGGTGGTTGTGTTCCATATACACCTGTGGTATTCTTTTATTTGTCGCAATTGAACTTGTTAACTCTTTGAATTGAGTGAAAGAAAATGAAAGCAAAGAATCTATACTACTCAAATGATTATTTCCTATTTAAAAAGCAAGACTACAGGGTTGGCCAATTTGGGCAACACTTGTTTTTTAAATACCTCTTTGCAAATTCTGGCCCACACGTTTGAGTTGAATGACCTATTGACGGATAAAAAGGGGGCTAGTGACAGTCGCAACCACAAAGACGACGCCAGTTTATGGGTCCAATGGCGCGAACTCTTGGTAGAAATGTGGAAACGACGTACAGGTCCGGTTGTCATCTTGTACCCTCACAAATTCGTCTACTATTTGCGGAAAACGGCGCACAAAACCGGTCATGACGATTTTTCAGACTGTTTGCAGAACGATTTTGTCGAGTTCTTGCATTTCTTGGTGAGTCAACTGCATTCCGCGACCCGTCATTCTGTCGACATGGTCATACGCGGAGATGTCAGCAACGACGTTGACAAGATGGCCCTGGAATGTTATACCATGATGAAACGAGAATATGCCAAAGAGTATTCCGAAGTCATGGCATTGTTTCAAGGTGTCTTGATATCTGAAATTCGTTCCATGGACCGGACGACCCTGCATTCCACCAAAGCCGAACTCTTTTTTACCTTGGATTTGCCCCTGTTGTCAGAAGGAACGGGAAGCAGGTCCCTCACCGAGTTGATACAGGCGTTTACAAGTGCCGAGACCCTACAGGGGGACAATGCCTGGTTCAACGAAGCCACGGGAGCCAAAGAAACGGTCTTGAAACGTTTGTTGTTCTGGTCGTTGCCAACGATACTGGTGGTGGCGCTAAAACGTTTTGACGGAACTGGGAAAAAAAATGGGGTCTTTGTGTCGTATCCCGTGCAGGGTCTCGATATGGCGCCGTATGTGTGTGGATACCGTCGTGATTCCATGATATACGACTTGTATGGCGTGGCCTGTCACTTGGGCGGCACCCAAGGAGGCCATTATTTCGCACTCGTTCAAAACGCCAAAACAGGGAAATGGTTTTGTTACAATGATGAACGCATCACGGAAATCGGGACGGACCAAGAGGTAGTGACGAACCAAGCCTATTGCCTGTTTTATCGGCGGCGTTGACCCTTTTACTCGACTCGGCTGAAAACAACTTATGAAGATTCCTACAGGGGTGGTTATCATGACGGCATGGGGGCATCATTTGGTGTTGGACTGTAAGAAATGCTGTGTGCAAAAAATCAAGGATGAGGCCAACATTGTGGCTTTTTTTGACGAGGTGGTGCCAGCGACGGGCATGCAAAAATGGGGGCCGCCGCTCATTCAGAATTTGCAGACGGGGCCGGAACACATCCGCGGCATTTCGGCGGTGCAGCTGATTGCGACGAGTTCGATTACCTGCCATTTCTGTGACTACACCGGCGACTGTTATATAGACTTTTTCAGTTGCAAGGAGTTTGAGACCGCGGTTGTGTTGGACTGTGTCCACCGTTTTTTTGGGCCAGACAATGTCGTGGAGCATTTGTTATTGCGGGGATAGACCCTGTGTTGTACCATGCTTGGGTTTTCTACAGGATGGTTGGATGAGCATCGTGGGTCATCCAATCATACAACTAAATGCCATATATTTATGACCGTGATGACAGGGTTATTTTTTTACTTTTATTGCGGAAATTTCTTTTTGTTTGCCTTTTTGTTTTTCTTTTTCTTTTTCTTTTTCCACCTCTTGTATTCAAACCATTCAAAATCTTTAAATTGTATACATATATATCTAAATATTTTCTGTGTATATAAACACAATCATCTATCCTGTTTCCTATTGTTTCCTGTGAAATTGTTTCCTGTGAAATAGTTGTATCTGTTTGATTATCATTTCCTCCAAAATCTATTTTTATGTCTTTTTCAATACCATTTCTTTTAAAATCTATTTTTATTTCTGAAATAGGTATTGGTCCAAAAGTTTCTGTTAATTCTTCTGGTTTTATAAAACCACTTCTATTGTGATACAATGAATTCTGATTTCGAAATACTAAAAAAAAAATTTTTCTTTCTTCAACGACATTATCATAGTGGTCTGGATATAGTAATTTTACTTTCTGTGGTATCCATTTAAATTTATTTGATTTATATGCATCATGTACGTCTAATTTATCAGGTACAGTTGCGTCTTTTTTAGTATCTGGAACTCTATGAAATAATTCAGTATTATTGAATGCAAGAGTTAAATAAGAAGTATCTTTAGGAATTTCCAAACGTAACACCGGACATAATTGATTTTTTTTATATTGATTATTTTCTTTGTTGACACTCATTAGTAACTCTGTACTACGACTGCTTTTTATATATGTAAGAATAGTGTAATCAGAAAAAAAATCCATATGAGGAGAATTTACACCTTCAGAATATTTTAATAAATCAAATCCACCATTTAATAAATCAATATCAACCTCAAATATATCATTATTTTTATATTCCATTCCAGAATTGAATAACTGAAATAGTACCAAATTCAATAAATCTATTGTTGATTTTTCATAATATCTACTATTTTGTTGATTTGGTTCGGTGTTTTTACGTTGTATTGATTCGGGTTTATCATCCATAGTGCTTACCGAACGAACCTCTTTGAATTCCTGATTGATATTCATCGGCTGGGGTGGGGGTTTGAAATATTTTATTAAAAATTCTATTAAAGTATTCTCATACTTGAAACTAATATTTTCATTATCAATAATTATTTGTATATAAAAATAAAGTCTACCTAAATAACGTTTTGTTACTATATTATTTATTACTTGACTATAAGTACCACTATTAAAAATATTGAAGAGATGCTTTGGATTAACATCTTTTCTTTCTATTACATGAAAAGAAACTTGTTTAGTATTGGGTGGGTCTATATCTATTATTTGACATGTTTGTAACAATACTTGTTGTTCTAACAATTCTCGTTGTTCTAACCTTTCTTGTTCTAACCTTTTTTGTTCTTGTAACCTTTTTTGTTCTTGTAACCTTTCTTGTTCTTGTAACCTTTCTTGTTCTTGTAACCTTTTTACTTCTTTAAACCTTTCTTCTTCTTCTTTTATTATTTGTTCTTTTCCTTTAAATAAATTATAAAATGTATAAAATGATTTCATTTTATATACTATTATAAATTTTTATGGGAATAATCCTTTCACCCCGGTATTGGACATTTTTGTCATTTGTGAAATTTCTATATAATTGATTGATTACCCTCTGTCGTAATAAATAAATGAAACAAAATTCCATATATGTATGACCCGGCTAAAAGGGTTAAGAAAAATACGTGCTGCTAATTTCTTGTTTTTCGTGTTCGACGGTGTCGAGACGTGATTCCTTCTCCTCGGCATAATCGACATACCGCACCATTTCATCAAACACCCCCCTGTGATTTTCGTAGACAAACCCCAGGTTGAGGCGAATCCCCGATTTGTTCTCGTTGATATGCACTCCACCTTTCACCAAAATGCTCAGGATTTCTATTTGGTAATTGAGGCCGAGTCGTTCGACGCGTTGTTTGACCTTTTCGAGTTCAATGGTATTCATCTTGAATAATCCTTACAGGGGGTTCCGACTTATACTATTTTTGTCTTGATGATATGTAAGACAGATTCAGCCATGGAAAAGATTCAGCCGGTATCGCCCCCTTTTTTCGCCGCATGGAACCCCAGTGATTTGAAAACATGTTATGGCGGCGGGTGCGGTGTGGAAATTGTGAACCCGACTCATTTCAACGGTCGTACCAACGTCTACGAACCCGAGGACCCTTCTGCGCCGTTCAAGATGTTTGAACGAGTCGCGGCGAAAAACAAGGTGACTTGCACCTACGGCGAGTCCATGAAGGGCTTACTTGAACCCAACGCACTCGGCCAGGTCTTTTTTTCGTCGGGCAACATGCAGATTCTGCAAAACGGCATGCGCGCCGGAGTCTACGAAGCGTCGGGACAAAAATACTTGCTGCCACCACAAAACGTCGACAACTTGTCCATCATCATGCGCAGCACCTTTCTGAACTATGCCAACTTTTACAACGATGTATCGGTGACGGACCAGGTGTCTGCACTCAACAAAAAAGTGCTTGATTATGTCGTGCCTCAATTGCTGAGCGCCTCACAAAGTTACGAACAATATTTGAAGGACCAAAGTACCCTGGTGGTGCCGCTATCACAACCACTCAACCACGACCGCAACTACAAGGAACTCGAACTCAAACCCTTTTTTCACTTGAATTAACTCTTTTTGTTTCTGTTTCTGTTTCATTTATTTATTAACACAGGTAGTAATAAATAAATCATTTAGAAAATCACGCATGTCAAACAAATTCGATTACACCCTAGCATTTGTCTATTTCATCTTTTTTATCAAAATCGTCTTTCTCGTACTGGTCATCGCTGGGCACTTCGCCATACGGCAAAGCAACCATATGCTGTATCAATCCCTCCTCCTATGGAGAGACGCCTTTGAAAACATGTTTCTCGTCTGTGTCTCCTTCTTGTGCCTCTACGTGTTCAATCCCTACAGGAAAACGCCCATGACACCACTGACAACCGAAATGCAACTGTTGTTTTTTTTATATGGCTGCATCGTCCTATATGAAGTTGCCATGGACCATCTTATTTCATATACAACAACAGGACTGTAATGAAAACCACCGTCAATCCCAGTCCACTAAAGACAATCACATTGCTGTCATGGTCAATTTGATTGCGAATGTCATCTTGGCGTTGCATTTTCAACGACGACTCGCTTTTGTTTTCTATATATGCGTTGTTGATTTCGTGATATTCTTCCCCTAAATGCTGCGTCATTTGTTTTAAGACCTGTTCGTTGTACAACAAACGACGCATGTTTTCCGTTTCTGCATTTACTACGGCGCGGGCATTGTTCAATTCATTCTGTATCAACAATTTGTTATATGTGTCTGACATGGGGTCCCTTTCTATATTATTACACGGAGACAATCACGGCAAATACAGCAAACGTGGCAATCGTGATAGCTGAAATAACAAACAGGTTACTCGTACCTTCTATCAAACTTCGCGTGTCGTCTTGGAACTGCATTTTGAGAGACCGCTGGCTTTCATTTTCGAGTTGGTCTCGGTAACTTGCTGTGGGTGGTACCGGGTACATATCATTCACCAAAGGCATTACATCATTTTTTATCAAATCTTTCAAATGATGATACCTTTCAACCCCTCTGTTTAATTCATTGACATCCTGTTGCACGTGGGTCTTCAAATCATCGATTGTGTTGTTTCCAGTTGTTTGCTCTGAAGTAAACCCTTCTTGCAGCAAAGTGTCCAATGGCTCCAACATGGAATGAATATTGGTACTATATACATCCAGGCTTCGTACTCCTACAGGAAGTTTCTTTTTGTTTGTATTGTTCATTTATTATACAGTAAATATATTTTGTATCACATGGAAAACATACGTTTGAACTCGTGCTCATACAATTTCACCAATCGATTGACATCGTCGATGCCCCATTCCCTCGTGGCATGTTTTACAAAAATGATGGCACCACGCACATCGGCGGGGTAATGCACACCGCCGACGACCCGCCGCCATCCCACCTCCAAACAAAGACGTGCCGTGTTCTTAAGCTGCTCCCACGTCATCATACCGGGATGGTCGCGCACCACCATGGCCCCAAACAAGAGAGCCTGAATCGCATGACCACTGGGAAGCGCCGGTGACTGGGCCGAAGGCATATCATGAATCACAAACGGCACCTGTAATTCTTGGCTCGCAATTTTGGGCCGCGGTTTACCAAAATGTTCTTTGGCTTCCATGATTGAGTCCATGTACCGCTCTTGAATTTCCAACAGGAGGGTGTGAATGACTTTGCTGACGTCTTTTCTACCAAGACGCTCGAAAACCCATGAAAAAGCCGGCGATGTACTCGCATCTTCGATAAAAAACATCTGGCCCTGAGTGTACTGCGGGTGATGCGAAACTGGCACGTCGAATTGCGGCGTGATGACTTGCTGCATAAGAACGAGGTCACTGATGATGGCATCTTCAGTCAATGGACACTTTTCGGCCATTTCCTGTAGAGCGTCTTGGTACCAGCTAGATACCGTCGTTTCTATTTCTGAAGATAAAGACTCGACGCCTTTGTCTTGTTTTGTCGCCACAAAAAACGGCAAGAGGATGACGATTGTCACCAAGAGAGTGGTCAACATGAGTACGCGATTCTGTATCATTGTAGTAATGCCACAAGAAACTTCGACCCGTATAGTATATACACTGTCGGTGCGTTCGTGATGGTGAAACGTGCAACACCAGTCATCGTAAAAACACGCCCTTATATAGGATTGTGGTTTGGGGTCGTGCTGGGTCTTTTGTTTGCATGGTATGTATTTTTCCATATTCTGTATCGGGGTGAACAACCTGATTCGACGGATGCGACAATCAAATCCGACCATCCCTATTTAGACACTCTTATGCAACACAAACAAGAAGACCGCATGTTCCCCTACAGGTTGTTGTGTGATGAAAACCGAAACCTCATCCCTGTGGTCGCTCTGGCTGCATTTTTTCGTTCTCCTTTTGACCGTCAACGATTTGACGACTACACCGAGGCAGGAGTGAAAATCGTCGGCATCACGGCCTACAAAACGTTTCCCAAACCCATCTCCGACCAAAGTGGCGACTCGGATACCATGAACGACGACTTCCCATATGCAGACAAAATCAAAAACTGGATTTATTGTTTCAATGACCCGACCCTGTATGGTCTGCATCCGTCGCGCAACAATCTCATGGAAATGAGCGAGTCGGATTTCTACGACGCGGTGGACCTATCAACGATTCAAGAAGAGGAGAAGAAATACGATTTCATCTACAGTTGCCTCCGCGATGTGGACAACGACGATGACCCGAATCCCTGCCCCAAAGAAGGTTGGAACGCCATCAACCGCAATTTCAATTTGGCGCTGGCCTGTTTGCCCATCATGATTCAAGAATTCGGATTCAAAATTCTCATTGTAGGGCGCGTCAATTGTGGACTCGAAGGACTCTACGGCGACAAACTCGAAATTGTAGATATGTTGCCCTACCACGAATTTCAAAAGAAAATCCGACAATCGCGCTGCCTCTTTGTGCCCAACATTTACGACGCCTCTCCTCGCGTGGTGACAGAGGCCATGGTCAACGATGTGCCGGTCTTGATGAACCGCAGCATTGTCTGTGGCTCCAAGTACATCAACGACCGCACCGGCGCATTTTTCACCGATGAACACGACATCCGTTATTCCCTGCGTAAAATGCAACAGACCAAGTATTCGCCGCGTTCTTGGTGGGCTGAAAACTACAGCATCAAAAAATCGCGCAAAAAATTACGTGACTACCTGGCGAGATGCTACCCACAAGAACTGCAACAGGTGAAAGAGGTCTATTTTTACTGAAACCTTTTATTTTGTATATGAAATAATAGAACGTATTTTCATATATGAAACCATTTTTTACAAATACGCTCATGCAAACCAAAACCAAACCATGCTGCATTATACAAACATCGCCTATGCACACCGCAAGTACTTTTCTCACCAACGTATTGTATGGACTCATCAATGAACTCTACAACAAACCGGTGAAAGAGTCGGGGAATTACGCAGACAAATACAAGATACAATCGAAGATACTTGTTGTCAAATGCCATCACATCGATATCGATTACCTCAATTCTTACTATGGACAATTCTACGATTTGTATTTCGTCTGTTCGGAACGCCGTGAAAAAAATTTGTTGATAGACCCCAAATACAAAAAGTACCACAACGTGCTGGTGTTTGATTTTGTGGAGCTCAATGAAACACCCTCGTTGTCCCTTGAATCGATTGTCAAGCATGTGGCGGCCAAAGTCAAAGCGATGGTGCCCGGGCCTTGGGGATGGAGTGAAACCAAAGCAATACGGCGCATTCGTGACATGAACCAACGATATGCAGAAATCAAAGAGCGTCCGTTTACGTACCAAGACCCCTTCTTTCTCATTCACGGACACCACAGAAACCGAGGCGTTGAAGAATGCCCAACAGATATGCAAACCCACACAACAGATATGTCAAACAATCCAATCTGTAATTCGGGGGATTCGGTATTATATACACAAACACATGAGGATGCAAGTCTGGAATCGCATGCCATTCCAATTCTTGATGAAATTGGTCATCCCTTACAGGATGTGTTTGTTGAAATGGAGGCATCCAAAGATACATCTCTTCTTGTTTAACCCTTTCAGCCCGGTCTTGGATAATATTTTTTTCATTTGTTTTTTACCAACGACTCTCATCGAATCGTGTAGGATTTGCTTTTTTGTCCGCGTACTGTAAGACAAACAAACAAATGCGTATAGAAATGGTAGTTTTGTTGATAGCGGCCTTGGTTGCGTTTCATATTTACACAGATGGCAAGTACATGAAACTGGCAATGAGTTACAAGAAATACTGGCAGATTGCGGCGGTCATTGTCGGCGCCTTCATTTTGTGTTGGCTGTTGCGGCGCGACCCTGGAAAAGCGCGCGACATGTTGGAGTCGACGCAGACTTATTTGAAATACATGCCCTTGGACGGCAAAACCACATCCTGGGTATCGCCCCTGTTGGATTTCACCTCAAAACGGACATTTTCCGATGCCACCGTCGGTTCGGTTGGTGCACCCGAACGCCCCGTCATCTCGCTGGACTCGGCAGGAGGTCAAGGAACACGACGTTTCAAACGCTCCGTGAGTGAATCCAAAAAGAAGTTTGTGGCGGCGAGGCAAAAATGGTTGTGCAATGATTGTGGAACCATGTTGACGGCGACCTATGAAATCGACCATATCGTGCGTCTCGACCGTGGTGGGACGAACCAGATTGACAATTTGGCGGCATTGTGTCCGAATTGTCACCGGCAAAAAACCATGATGGAAAATTTGTAACTTTTATATCTCTAAGGTATAGACGACATGTTCAGTTGTTTTGGTAAGAAAAATTGCAGTTCGCAACGATTTCAAAGTACCAACAGCCATATCTACCATACTCCGCGTCAAACAAAAAACAGCATGAATTCTACCATGAAAAAAGGCGACAGTCCTACATCGAAAAAAGGCGTCAGTCCTACATCGAAAAAAGGCGACAGTCCTACATCGAAAAAAGGCGACAGTCCTACATCGAAAAAAGGCGACGACTTTTCTTTCAAATCACCAGTTGCTTTTCCTCCCAAATTGCAAGAGCGAAAAGTATTGCAAAGGTACGACACCGAAAAAGCTGTCCCGGTTTCCAAAAATGGATACAATCCGAGTGACCGTTATGCAGATTTGTTCCGCGGAGACGATAAAAAAATCGGTGGGTTTCGGCGTCATCGTCGAATCACCAAAAAATTGAAGTCGAAACCCACTGGAAACATATCTACAGTAGTGTCATGAAACGCGTCCTAAAGAAAGACGAAACGTTTGAGAACTTGGTGCAACTGTATTTAGATCGCCGACCGGACCAAATCAACCCGCAAGATGTGCACACCGCCAGTGAATTGGAGGTCCGTTTCCATGTCCTGCAGCAAAAAGATGGTTTGCATCATCGACCTCTGAGTCGCACCGATTACGACAACGTAGTACAACAATTGTACGCCGCTGGCTTCACACCCCAACAGGGGGAAGTTCGTGGCAGTCAATTGTTGCGTATCTACGGAGACACGATGAAAGACACGCGTGTGGAGTTGGCCGGCACGGATTTGATTCAAGACTATTGTTACAGCAACAGTTTGCAATCCGTGTTGGGCAATCCCAAACACGGGACTGCAGGGGGTCCTGTCAAGATGAAACTGACGCAAAAAGTGGCGCCGCGGGATGATGTCGGCAACCCGATTCCCTACGTGGATGTACGGCCTTTTCGGTTCCGTGTATCTTACAAGATGGAACGAGACACGCCCCTGTTATCGGCGGCGTCGTTGCAAGAAGGGTCTGTTTCCAAAACGCTGGGAGACTGGAAAAACATGAAAAAGACGTTTCGTTACATGAACCGGGTGCGGTTTGTGCACGCCGAGTGGCCCCTCTATGCGGACCTCACCATTGTGAAAATGTCGCAACGTCCCGAGTACACCTTACAGGAGTCGGGTGTGTTGCATTCGGCGAGCCGGACGACCTATGAAGTGGAGCTGGAGGTGGACAACGCGCGTTGTGGAGTGGGGTCTCCGTGGAAAGAACCGGCGGCCCTGTTGTCGGCGCTTCGCAAGGCCATTCGCGTGGTGTTGCAAGGGTTGCAGGGAACAGCTTATCCCGTCTCGTATCTGGAGCAGGACGCGGTGTTGCAAGAATACTTGTTGTTGGTGCACAACGGACAACAAAAATGGCCCGACATTTTGTCGGAAGCGCAACGAAAAAATCCGGTTTTGGACTGGTCGCGCTATTTCGTGGGGCCTTCGTCGCGTACCCTACAGTGGGAATTTATGGGGCCTCCGCCCCGCGCCGACGAAACCCGTGTGACCATCCAACAACAGTATACAGTGACAGACAAGGCGGACGGAGAACGCAAATTGTTGTTTGTGGGGGGCACGGGGCGCATCTACTTGATGGATATCAACATGAACATCGAATATACGGGTTCGACGGTGCAAGACAAGGAGCTCTTCCTGACTATCCTGGACGGAGAGCATATCCCGGAACTCAATTTGTATGCGGCGTTTGACGTCTACTACATACACGGGAAAAACTGTCGTGCGCTGCCCTTTGTCAAGGTGGCCGGGGAAGAAGAACAACCGGATGAACGCTACCGCTTGTACCTGTTGGAAATGATTTGTAGTCGACTCCTCTTGACGGATACCGGATATCGTGTAGAATCAGCTCAGTGTTATTTGAAGGTGAAATGCAAGCAATTTTACGGAGAAGTTGGATGGAAGGCGTCGTCCGGACCGACGCATTTGGTGGCGGTGGACAATATCTTTGAGGGCTGCCGGCGGCTCCTACAGGGCGGTGTTTCGTGGGATTATGAAACCGATGGTCTCATCTTTACTCCTGCGTCCGAGGGTGTGGGAGGTGTCAAGGACGCCGCCGACATCATGTGGAAACGAACTTGGGGCACGTCTTTCAAGTGGAAGCCGCCGGAATTCAATACGGTCGATTTTATGGTGCGTGTCGTCAAAGACGCGGCGGGCCGCGACTCCGTGTTATATGACGCCGAAGGTTCTTACAAAATGCTGACCCTGTGGTGTGGTTTTGTGCCGTCGCGGGACCTGAAAAACATGTATTGTGAATATGCTCTCAAAGATTTGTTGCCAGAAAAGGGCGCCGATTCCTACAAGTTGAAACCGACGCGGTTTGTGCCTTCTGTGGAGCCATACGAAACGGACGCTTACTTTTGCAAGATGCCGGTTACCTCGGGGGGCCAGATGTTTATCGATGCCAAGGAACCCCTCGAAGAAAATACGATTGTCGAGTTCCGTTACGACCTCCGCGTCGAAGACCCCGCGCGCCGCTGGAAACCCATTCGCGTCCGCCACGACAAGACGGAACAACTACGCGCCTACCACAACAATTTCGGCAACGCCTACGAAGTCGCCAACGCCAATTGGTATTCCATTCACCATCCTGTCACTGTGGCGATGCTGTCGGGTGAAGTGGCCGTTCCTGCCGCCAAAGACGCCGACGACGATGTCTATTACAATCGCAAGGTCGATGACCGTGTCTGGTCCAAGACCCGGGCTTTGCGCGACTACCACAACAAATACGTGAAAACCATTCTTATCCACGCAGTGGCGTCCCTGTTGCCCCCCACAGAATCGATGACGACATTGCTGGACTTGGCCGTCGGCAAGGCCGGTGACTTGCACAAATGGACCGATACGAGATTGCGGTTCGTCTTGGGTATCGATATCTCACGCGACAATCTTCAAAACGCAGTGGATGGTGCCTGCAAACGCTATGTGGAATGGCGGCAAAAGAACCGGGGTCGCCCTTTCCGTGCCATTTTCCTACAGGGGGATTGTGGCAAGCACATCATCGGGGGCGATGCCTTGGTGGAACATGTTGACAAACACATCATGAAGTGTCTTTTGGGCAAAACCAAGGATACGGAATACAAAGTCGTCGGGAATCATTTTGGCGTGGCCAAACACGGCTTCCACATCACATCGTGTCAATTCGCCATTCACTATTTCTTTGAAAACCGACGACGTCTCAACGAATTTCTACGCAATGTCTGTGAATTGACGGCCGATGGCGGGTATTTCATCGGCACCTGTTATGATGGACGCACGGTCTTTGAACGGCTCAAGGGCGCGGCGCTTCCCATCATGGCGACATATCCCCACCCCGAGACTGGCGAGCCCGTCGACATGTTCAAATTGGAGCGGCGGTTCACACAAAATGCCATGGAAAACGACGCCACGAGTCTCGGTTACAAAATCGACGTCTACCAAGAAACCATCAACAAAGTGTTTTCGGAATACTTGGTCAATTTCGATTATTTGGTGCGGCTCATGGCCGAGTATGGGTTCGACCTCGCCGACGACGCAACTGTCAAAGAACACGGCCTCGCCCACGGCGCCACAGGAATGTTTGGACCTCTGTTTGACTCCATGCCTGCTACCGGGTTCGGATATGCTGCACACATGTCGGACGCAGAGAAAAAAGTGTCTTTCCTCAATCGTTACTTTGTCTTTCGTAAAAATCGCATCGCCAATGCCGACCTCGTGTTTCGCAAACAAATGGCTTTGCATCAAAAGGAAGAGGAGGAAACAAAAGAAAAAGAAGCACAGGTTGAAGAACCACAGGAAGAAGACATCATGACCCCTGTCAAACGTGTGCCCCGCACCTTTGAAGTCGCGACAGAAGAAGACCTGTCTTCCGATGATGAAGAAGAGTCTTCCTAACCCTTCAGCCCGGTTGAGTGAATGGCAATTATGTTTCATTGATTCATTCGCACAGAGGGTAATCGATAAATTATCTAGAATTATTAGCCCTTTCGCCCGGGTCTTGATGACAATTTTGTCATGTTGGGACTTCTAAATGATTTATTGATTACCCTCTGTCGTAATAAATAAATGAAACAAAATTGTCATAATTTATGACCCGGGCGAAAGG